GTCGTTTGCCTTAGCCTTGATTATCATTGAGTCGGTTATCTGATCCGCAAGCCTGTCCGAGCCTGAAATCGTTGCATCAAGAAAATACTCGCCGTTCTTTTCCTCGGTTGCCTCGCAGGATATGCAGTCGCGGATAAAGCCCAAACCGTTGTTACTGTATGCACCGACGCTTGTGTTCGAATCATATAATCTCGGGAGCATTACAACCGCCTCCATCTCGGTATAATTTCAACAGAAAGGATGTGTTTCTGCATCGCCGAAGATTTAGCTTCAACCGCAAATGTGTTTACGCCCGGCTTGAAAAACGGCATATAGTTATAATGCGCGTCTATATCTTTATCCTCTGAGCCCTTAAAGGTGCGGTAGGCTTCGCTGTCAATTTCAACATAGTCCATAAGATACGTTAGCGTGTATGGCTCACCGTTGACTATAAGGGCGGTTTCGCCTACATTCGTTCCGTCGGTCGTAATCTTAAAATACGGCTCGGAAATAAATTTTTCCGGATTTGTAATTGTCTGCTCGGTTTTTGATGCCGAAAAAGTCAATTCCTTTTGTCCGATTTTTGAATACCAGAACGGCTGACGATTAAACGAAATAGCTGTATCAATATAGCCGTTCAAGCCATTGCGAGCAATTTCGCTGATATTTTTACAAATAGCTTTGCAGAAGTACCCGGGGACGGTTGAGTCCTCAAAGATTTTATATTCAGCGTCGCCGGACATAAGCCAGTCAATCAACCTGCGCTCGTTAACGTCGGTGTTCTGCAACCTGTCAATGTCAATCATATTGATTTCATAATTCATATCGACGTTGTGAAAACGCTTGTTGTCAACGATGATGTCGCCGCTGCGGCCGATTATAGAGCTGAATTCCATGTCGCGCTCGGCGACGGTGTGAACAGGGAAGGTCTTAACGGCGTAGCCTAAATCCCTGAGCGATTGGCCGTTGTAAATAATGTCGTTCATTATCCCCACTCCATTCCTTTGCGAATTATAGTGTCTGCGAGTTGTTCACTGAAACGCTCGATATCGGCGTCAGTGTCCAGCTTGGCGTTGTTGATTGTGATGTTAATTCCACCGTTGATGTTCCTTGAAGAACTGTTGTTGATATTGTTTACACTTGCCGATTTTTGAGCTATGCCGCTGTTTTTGAGTTTATTAAGGCTTGCGTATGTGTTTCTCAGATTATCGAGAGACAGCCCGATTTTAGCGCTTTCTCCGAGTGTTTGCGCGGCATTGCTTACAGCGCTTTTGTTCTTTACGATACCGTTTACCAAGCCTACGCCGAAGAAGTCGCCTATCTTCTCAGCTTCCTTTGACGGTGAAGCAATGCCCAAAAACTTCTTAATGGAATTCAGAGCGGTTGAGGCTATGCTTTTTGAAGCGTTCCAGATTTTTGAAAGTCCTGAACCATCCAATAAACCATTCACAAAACCTTGTACAAAATAAACACCACGGCGATACATAGCTTTTGACGGTGAATGCATTTCACCTTTTAAATCAACTCCCTCAAGAAAGAAACTCGCAGTTTTCATTCCTTCTTCTTTTACTTGATTTATATATTTATTAACTCCGCCATTCACTCCAAACACAAGATTAGAGCCTGTTTTTTCGGCTGTTTCTTTTGCTTTTGCCTGTAAATTGTCAAGTGATTTCCACCTTGATTTTTCTATGTCGCTTGCAGTGATAAGTCCGGAATTATACGCCATCATTACGGCAGAAGCGTCGTTGTAATTGCCGTTTACAACCGCCTGCATTTTGGCAATATCTTCTGTGTTGATTTTAAACTGAGCCGCACTGCCTGCAAGTTCATCATAAGAAGCTTGAATCGAGTCAACACTGCCTTTTAGTGACTGATATTGTTCTCTTAAATCAGATACGGACATTTGACCTTGAATTTCCGCGTTTGCAGTTGTATGCCAGACATCACCGCCAAACTCATTCAGAAAACTATCAAGGTTTTCCTCGGTAATACCCCAGTCATCCATAAACTTTTGCAGTTCTTCTTGAGCCTTTTTCAACTCAACAGCAGTCTTATTTACATCCTGCTTTGTGGTTATATAAGATTCTGTGTTCTTATTTGCCAAATTAGTGAGTGCGTTTGTTGAAGCGACTTTTTTGTATTTTTCGATAAGATTGTCAAGATTAGCTTTTATTTCGTCAATATTGCCATTTATCTGAGCTCTGCCATCATCATCTACTTTTATGTATTTATCCCACGCCGATTGAAAATCCGGATACTTCTGCTTGAACCAGTCACCGATTGATATGAGTTCGGCATTTTCAGCTGAGCTTAAATCAGCCTTGCTGAGCAGTTCATCTAAACGCCTCTTATATTCATCAATCATACCGGTATCGGCAGCAGTTGAATCCATTGTGTTGTTGATTTCATCCTTTAGATTTGAAACTTTATCTTTCATCTCTTGAACTTTATCAACAGATTCTTGCAATTTTTCGGCCTGCTCTGTAAAGCCTATTTCTTCAAAGCGCTGTTCTTTTGCCGCCTGAATAGCCGCCGCTAATCCGCCCAAAGCCGCAATTAATGCTGTAATGCCTAAAACAACCGCTCCAACGGGATTTGCATCCATAGCAGCGTTTAAACCGCCTTGCGCCGCGGTAGCACCAATTAACTTGGGTACCACTTTAGTAGCCGCTGAGACAATGCCGCCTATACCTTTAGCCGCCTTGCCTGCGAGAGTTACGGCAGGACCTGCGACGGCGACAATCTCGATTGTCTTTGCGAGCGTCTTTTTCTGCTCGGGGGTGAGCTTCTTAAGCCATTCGGTTGCACCTTTAACTCCGTCAATGACATCCTCAATAAGGGGCTCACCTTCCTTTAAGGCGACGCTTGCCAGCTCCGCACCGGCTAATTTGAGGTTGTTTATACCCTTTTTGGATTCCTCCAACGGATCAAGCGTGCCCTCGTAAGTGTCCTTTACGGTGCTTTTGTAATTGGACATTGAGCCGGATAAATCGTCAAAATTAATTCTGCCCTCTTTAATTGCGTTTGCCATTTCCGCCGCGCCGCGCGTACCGAACAGAGAGGTAGCGATTTGCAACGCTTCTGTGTCCGATTTGGCGTTCTTAATGTCCGCGACGTTCTTCCTCAAAACGTCGCTTAAGCCTTCGCCCTCTTTGGCGGAATTTTTAACTGCTGTTTTCAGAGCCATAAGCGCGGTGCTGTCGTTAACGCCGTTACGCTCGAATTGAGCCATCAAGGAAATTGATTCTTCCAAAGACAAATCCATTTCCTTAAAGGTGCTGTTGTTGTCCAGAACTTTGTTCATTAGCGCGTCGGCTGATACGCCAGTTTCCTGACTTTTGGCGGTTATCATACCAAGCAGGTCGGGGATGTTCTCCGAGGAGATGTTCCAAGCCTGCATAATGCGGGCGGTTTTGGAAACGCTGTCAGAAACATCCGCGTCGTTGATTTTCGCAAACTGCAAATAAGATTCAGAAACGGATTTTAACTTTTCATCCGTAAAGCCAAAGCGCGTGTTTATCTCACCTACAGCGTTACCGATGGCGGTCATATCAAAAGTCGAGCCGCTGAATAATTCATCTGCTGTCTTTTTCAGACTATCAAACTTTTCATTAGTGGCGCCGGTCTTTTTTACGATGATGTCGTAGCCGTTGTCCAAATCCTTGAACGACGCAACCGAACCGGCAAGAACGGCAGCGCCGGCGGCTGAGCCTTTACTTATTACGCTTCCGGCTTTTTCAAGACCGTCGCCAACCGTGTCCAGCTTCTTTTTGAGCTGTTCGGCGCTTTCGATGGACTTGTCGGCCATATCCTTAAATTTATCCTTAAAGGATTTGACCTTACCCTCGGCGTTGTTAAAGTTGACGTCGTTCGCTTTCCGCTGAACCTCACCAAACTTATCGTTTGTTTTGCCGAGCTCGGATTCAAGGTGTTCGAGCTTGCTTTTTGTGCTTTCAACCTCGCGCTGGTATGCACGGTATTCATCCGCTCCGAGGTCGCCTGACTTAGCCTGCCGCTCCACCTGCTCCTGAACCTCGTTGAGCTTTTGGAGCTTTTCGCGCGTAGCGTTGATTTTATCCGTCAAAATTTCATGCTTTTGCGCAAGGAGAACCGCGTTATCGGGGTTAAACTTCAATTCCTTATTGACAAGATTTAACTCCTTTTGCAGGTTTTTTGAGGTGTTGTCAACGCCTTTGAGGGCTTTATTTAGATTTACTGTGTCACCGCCGAGCTGGACGGTTATTCCCTTAATAGTCGAACCCATAAAGCTTCTCCAATTCTTTGTACCGTTTCATAAAATCTCCGTAGCGTTCCTCGGAGATTTCTCCTTTTTCGTATTTATCCTGAATTACTTTGTAATTCTTTTTAAGCATTATAAAGTTGCTTTCATCATTGTTTTTATCGCCGTGTTCAAGCTCGGAACGGGCGACGCAGTAATCGACCACAAAGCCGATTGACATTTTTTCAAAATCCGCGGCAGTCAACCCGCATTTTGTTGCGTAAGCCAAAATTTGAAGCGCCGAAACAAACGCGCCGCTCTGACTGCCGCTGTCGGTTTTTTTACGGTTTCGATGTCCCTGACATAAAGCTGAATGATTTGCAATCCGCAACCGATAACATCGGAAATTTCAAACTGCTTTGTCCATTCATAAAAATCGGGGGTGTTTGTATCGGCGGTCTTTGCCGCCGCCCAAAGCAGCTTGGTTGTCAGCGCGAAAGGGATTGAAGCGACATCATCAATGCCTGTCAGCTCGCTTATATCCTGCAGCAACCGCCTGCCCTTAAATCTGTCCTCGTAGATTATGAGGGTAGAGGCATTTACCTCTACCCTTATACTCTTTTTGCTGATTGATATAATCATAATTACGAACCTGAACCGCTTTTTCCGCTGCCTGAGCCGCTGCTCTGAGCTGCGGGAGCAGTAACAGGTACAGCGTTGGGAAGCTCATCTGCGAAAACTTCTCTGTGTACCCACTTGTTATCTCTTCTCGGACGCGAGCCGATTTTGTATGTAGGAAACTCGGGATCGTACTGCTTTGCGCTTGTTTTCGCTGTCTTTTCCGGGCGTTCCAGAACCTGACAGCAGTAGTACACATCAATCGCGTATTTCTTATCGGCAAACATAGTCTCTTTGGCGACAATCAAAGCAAACTTCGGGTATACAACCGCGCCGCCTGTTTCAAGGTGACCGTCCGAAGTTTTGACACGTTTAAGCCACTTCTCTCTGATATCGTCGATAATGTCCAGCAAAGTGAGTTCAATAGCGTAGCCGCTGTTGACTTCGCCAGCGTGTACAATAACTCCGTCCGACTCGATTTCGAACATTTCACCCTGGGGAGATGCTTTAACCTCTCTGCCGCCTGCTTCGCCGGACTCGAAGTAGGTAATTTTGGCTTCATACGTTGTAGAATTATCGTTCTCCTCTGTAATCATAGCGTAACCGACTTTTGCAATCGTTTTTTCCATAAATTATTCCTCCTATCTTTTGTAAGATTTTGTTCGTAAACCTCCGCCTTGCCGCTGTGAGGTTTTAACTAATCTTTCAATGCCCTCGACATACTCGGCATTGATTTTATCAGCAGCCGGCTTTATGTGCGGCTGCGCTTTTACTGTTTTCCCGTTTTTGGCTCTGTGACCGTTTTCGAGCAAGTGAGTTAAGCGATACTCCCGCGGTGAGCCGACTGTTTTTTCATAGACCGCGAAAGTGTCTTTTGTTTTCCTAATCCGCCAGCTCTTTTTATAAGTGCCGCGCCGCTTGGTTCTCCGCTTGTTGACCGGGGCGCCTTCCTGAATGAGTTTTTTCAGCTTTTCTGCCTTTTCATCCGTGAGGTTGCGAACGCCTGCTTGAATATCGGCAGTGAATTGATATAGGATGTTCGAAACGGCAGAGCCTGTTTCGTCCGATTTAACCTTGTAGCTCACTTGAAAACCACCTCGAACTCGTAAACAGTCTCGTAGTAGCTTTCTGACTGAACAAAAACGCGCTCGGTTTTTGCGGCGTTAATTCTCTGATCGGCAAGCCACTGCTCAAAAAGCCGTTCGGTTTTTGTGTCGTTTTTCGCCGTGTATACTTCAACCGCCATTTCGGTGCGTGCCAATATCACCTTGCCGTCGGCTGTAATCGGCTTTTCCGCTGAACGGAAATAGCAGAGATAAGGCACGTGCACGGACTTTTTAAACTCCGCCTCTGCCGCTGGAATTCCGCAGGCTTCAATCGCTGACTTAAACGCCTCATAGTCCTTAAACCATCCTCGACAGCTCCTTCCCATAAACCACGCTGAGACAGGCTTAAAACAGTTGATGGCGGGTTGGTATACGGCGCCTGTTGTACATGCTCTATCTTATAGCGTGTTTTGCCGATAACCGCCGCGCTCTCGGCGGTGACACTGAGCGACCTGCGGATGTGAATGACCTTGTTAAGCTCAATGTCGTTCTGACGGGCGGCATAGAAGCGGGTTATTCCTATCTTTTCATCACCAAAGCGGTGCTCCCTTCCGGTCGCGGGTATGATATTGTCGTTGTCGTCGGTGTCGTAGGTTGTCACCAAGCCGTCATTGAAGGTTATAAACTCAGGTTCGTTTTTAATCTTCATTCTGCTCACTCCTAACCTTATAATCGAGCCTTAACGCCAAGATTTCGGCGCTGAAATTGACACCGAACATCTCTAAAGCGTTACTGTCAGCGTAACGGCAGTAATCGAAAAGCAACGCTCTTGCATTGCCTTCTTCTTCAAAATCCTTGACGGTTAAATCCGGCGCGGACGAACGGAGGCGCGCAATGCCGTTCTCAATCATTATCCTTATTCTTCTATCAACGCTTATGTCCTCAGCTCTTTCGGCTGCTGTGTAATTGAGCATTATAGCTACATCACTAAGAAGATTATCGCTGACTGAAATTGCCATTTTCACACCTCCGTTTGGGTTATAATTTGTCTGTTCGCTCAGCCTTATGACTTAGCGTCGGCAATGTTTGTTACCTCAACCTTAACAGCTGCAGCTTTAAGATTGGTAATATCAACCTTAACAAAGCAGTTGTTGTCATAGGGTATGCCGGTACCCAAAAGCTTAGCCGCGTAAACGCGGTTATCTTCAAGGAACTGGTACTCGTCGGAATATTCAATATTTCCGCTCGTACCGGTCGAAAGGAATAAGATATACTTGATCTTATCCCCCTCCATGATACCGATATACGCTTCGTTTTTATCGCAAGCCTCGGACGGGAACACCACTGTCGGAAACGGGAAAACATTGTTTTTATATGTTCCGTCTGTAGCCATAACCGTCGTTGCGGGTACAACCTTTGTGAGATAATCAACAGGGTTGCAGATGAACGCAACCTTGCTTACAACTCTCGGTCTGCCCTCATCTTCACCGTCGAGCTTGGGCTTTTCGGCGAGTTTTGCGACAATGTTCATATAAGCTGAGGTAGTCAGCGATTTTAATTCAACCGCTTCCTTCTCGGCATAAACACCGGGCGTGGAACTACTTTCCTCAAGGTTCCTGTTCATACCGATAGGCTCATCTTTGCCGCTGCCCTTTACTGCGCCATATTCCTCACCGAGAGCAAGGGCGTCAACAAGAATTTTGCGAATGTAAGTATCAACATAGACCGCTCCAAGCTTAAGCAAATCCTTGGGAACAGGGATAAAAGCAGTAAGCTTATTTGAACCAAAATCGATAACTTCGATTGTGCCCTCAAGTTCTTTTGTGATTGCGCTTGTAAGCTTGCCCCACTGAGCAAGCTGCTTTTTGTCCTTTGCGAGAATCCACTTTGTTGCGCCGTAGGTATTGACAATATCGAGAGCCGCGAGAAGCGGATGAGCGTTCTGAATATCCAAAATCACGGTATCAATAATGGTCTGCGGGATTGTCTTATCAACACCCGTAAGCGCCTGCTTGGGATTATCCGAAGATGCAGCTTCGATAAAACTATCGTAGAATTTCTGCTCTGCATTTGTCAGAGTACGAACGCCGCGAGCCGCAAGGACGCTTCTGTCGCCGGTCTGCTTAAACTCGTTTGCAGCATCTGCAAGATCTGAAACGAGGTTTTCGCTGTAATTCTGAAACGCCATAGCAACGCCGTCCCAATCTTTTGCTTCCATAGCCGCCTTGAAATCCTGATTGAAAATCTGAATGGCGGTTTTGTTTGTGTCTTTGTTCTTCATTTTCATCTTCCTTTCGAAATTAATTAAGATTCATCTGCTCCATAAACCAGTCAAAGCAATCCTGCTCTTTCTGAGCGGGCTGCTGAGGTTCGGGAGCGGGTTTCGGCTCGGGCGGGGTGCCCTGCGTCTGTCTTATGCGCTCCATAACTTTTTTAGCGACGGGGTTCTTGTTTTCAAGCGCCTGCTTGATAACTTCCTCTTTACTTTCATCGAAGGCGACGGGATCAACGACTTCATCACATAAGCCATACTCCAGCGCTTCATCGGCGGTGAAGAATGTCTCTTTGTCGAGGAATTCTGTTAACTGTTCGCGCGTGACTTTATCCCCAGCCTTAACGAGGTAAGTGTTACAGCTCGCCTCATTAATTTTGTCAAGGTCATCCGCGGCTTTTCTCAGCTCGGCGCTGTTTCCGAAACAACCCATCATAGCGTTATGGATCATCATTGTAGTATTGCTCGGCATAACGACCTTATCGCCTGCCATGGCAATAACCGAGGCTACGCTGTAAGCGAAAGCGTCGATATAGGTTGTAACCTTTGCTTTGGCTCGCTTAAGGATGTTGTAAATCGCATTTCCCTCTGACACCGAGCCGCCGATAGAGTTGATATAAACGTTGATTTGGTCAACGTCTCCGGATTCATCAATAGCCTTGCGGACGTAATCCGCTGAGGTTGTTGATTCGATAATCTTTCCGCTCCACCAGTCGTACCAATCAGAGGTAATTTCTCCGTAAAGGTATAAATCAAGCACCTTGCTCTCTTTAATTTGCTTGACCTCAAACTGTTTTCTCAACATTATTCATCACCCCCTTTCGCTGCGTTTTGTGTTTGATAATTCTTGGTAATTTGATATTCCTTCGCCCAAGCCTCTTTACTCGGAAGCATGTTGCAGTACTTTTGTGCCTTGTAGGGGTTCAAAATACTGCTTGCAATCGCCTTGTCGAGGTTGGTGGCGCACGAAATAGCGTCAATGTGCCGCGCGTAGGTGGTGTCGATAAAAAGGTAGTTGCCCTTTTTATAATCGTTAACACCGTAACGCTTTGCGGTAATCTCTTGACCCAGCATTTGCGCGAGTGGATCTATAGCGCCGGCAATAAAAGCGGATTCGGCGTCGGAAAGCTGCGAGGCTTCACCGGTGATCAATGCCGGCGGGATATGCAGCGCGTTGCCGACAGCATTCACCGCCTCCGCCTTTAATTTCGTAATATCGTTAATTTCTGAGTTGGTGGTTTTGCCGGCTTCAGTCGTCGGCTCGGTATACTTAAAGCCGTTGAACAACGGCAGGACAGCGTTTTTCGCGTTAAAATATTGCTTAAAGCGATTTTGCAAAAGGTCATTAAGATTCTTCTCAAAATCCGTGTCGCCCTGGGCGGCTGTTGATATTTCCAAAACGCCTTTGTGACCGGTGGATTTTCTGTAACGCTCCTCTGCCGCTGTAATGAGTTCTTGATACGCCTTGCACATATCGCTGAGCAGGTGACGGAGAGCGATGTTGCTATACTTAAGAACGATAACCTTTGAGGATTTTAACGTCTGCTCCAACGTGTAACCGCGGGCGGTTATGCCGCTGTAAGTGTCCTCAAAAATCGCGTACTCGGTTTTGCCGAAGCTGTCGGCGACAAGGAGCTGCTGCCTGTCCGCGGTTTCGAAAATCAGAGCTTCATTTTCAAAAATCAGCTTTGAGAAAAACTGAATTAAGAATTCTGTTTTAGTCTGATGTTTGTTGGGCTGTATATTCCAGAGGTAGTATTCGTCGCCGTAATACTCCTCGTGGTTTACCACGGTAACAAATTCACATTTTGACAGGGTACGGGCGATTAAATCAATCGCCGTGTACAAGGCAATTTCGTACAAATGAAATTTCGAGGTTTCAAGGGTCTCCTCAAAAAATTCATCAAAATAGGATTTTCGACCTATGAACTTGGATTTTAAAAACTCAATAAAATTCAAATTATCACCTCGATTCCTCAAAATGTGTAGACTTTCATATAGTCGAATTGTGCGCTTGTAATCGTTGCATTTGACTGCAAATGCTCTTTTTGCGTATACGCCGCTGCGAGTGCCATAAAACCGTCTGTTTTTCGGCTCTTGGGCTCGATTTTGTCGTATGTGTAGTTATTGTTCTTTGCCCTGACAACTTTCGTGTTGTTCGTATACCAACGCATAAGCGGGTCATCACCCCATATAATGCGTTGATTGCCAAAGTCAGATGTAATAATCGGATAAACTTGCATAATGTCGGACGGTCGCACAAGATAAAGGTTGTTATTGCCGTTCTTTTTATCCGTGTCAAAACCGATTTGCTCAAGCGGCTTTTTCAGCAGAGTAAAACGGTAATTATCGAGCGCGCCGCGAATAATGTTATAGTGTTGCTTTTGTTCGGCGAGCCACTCAGCCGGAAGCTCAGGCGGTATCTCAACGCCGCTGACCTTTGTCAACAAACCTCTTTGAATCGCCTCGTTTATCGGGAACCTGATCCGTGATAAATCCCTGCATTGCTCGCATAACCAAGAGTGAGTTTTCCAGTAGACAAAACCGTCTTTTATAAACAGCAATCCGACGGAGAGGAAATCGGTTGTTTTAGTGTAATCTATTCCAAAAACACACGTTGCGCCTTCGAGGTCAATCATCGGGCGGTTAGTCGCCAGAATATTCTCCCATTTTGTAACGGGAACCTCGGCGGTACCGAACGGGCGGTTCATCCGCTTTGTCATAAACTCCTGATTGCCAAAATTATCCCGGAGGAAATCCCTGTATTCCTTGCGTATTTCGCGCAAAAGCTCGGGAAAATACTGCAAACTTGGATTAGCTTTATAATAATTTTCCTCATTGTGAACTTCGTTGTCAGCGTCAAGCTGACAGTAAAAAAACAAAATTCCATTGTCGGGGATATCACCCATTAAAATACTTTTGCCGTCTGCTATAAGGTGATCAAGCGGACCGTCGCGAACATTTCCGTCCGATGAAATGATGGTTTCCCTCGGCATAGGCTTTTTGCCGAGTCCTGTCCGAAAAACATTGACAAGTTTATAATTCTCATAGGTGTGGTACTCATCAAAATCAACCTTGCCTTGTTGCCCGCCATCCTTACTTTCGGCGCGGGATGTTCTGAATTTGAGCTTTGATTTAGTCTTTAGGTTTTTTATCTCGGTCTTGGTCCAATAGAAGTGCTTTTGCATTTTCTTTTTGTTGGATTCAAGAACGTCATGGATTTCATCAAAGGTGATCTTCGCTTGATCTTCGCTTGAAGCACAAATATCGATGTGGTATTTTGAAATTCCGTTAATCGGGGTGAGCAAAGCGAAATCTTCAAAAGCCAAGTAGCCGTTTTTACCGGTACCGCGCCCAACAATGAGAACCAGTGTCGGAAACCGCAACACACCGGGCGTAATATAAGTGCAGTTGTGAAGAACAAAGCAGAATTTTTCCCATTCAAACAGCTTGTATGTAAAGTACTTTTGCAGTTCGAAGTACTTGTCCGCCTGTTCTTCGTCAACGTAAACGCTCTCAGTCTCAAAAACCTTTTGAACAAACTCAATCAGCAGCGGTTGCCACTTACAAACGCGGTATTTGCCGCTGTTTACAAGGTCAATGTAATCCTGGATATAGCGGTTAAGCGTCAAAGCTCATCATCTTCCGTGTTCGGCTCGATAGTCTTTGTGTTAAGGCCGAGCTGGTTAAGGATTGCGAGGCATTGCTTGTTGTAAATAACGGCATTTTTTACGCTGGGATTTTCTTTCATGTAGATTTTACCCGTTGCTGATCTCGTCTCGAATTCCAAGCCCCGATTTGCAATGTCCCGCTGCATCTTAATTTCTAAATCGCGGTAAAACATATAGCGGTCAATAAGGTCTTTGAAAACAAGAACATCCGCGCCCATAGCTCTGAGCTGAGTAATCAAATCCTCACGGACTTGTTTCTTGCTTTTGCTGCCGACGGCAACGCTGATTGCCTTTTTTGACTTTGCCATTCTGCCTCTCTCCTTCCCCGAAAATTTCTCGCGTGCGCGAGATTTCCAAACTGTCTACCCTGCCGCCGTTATCCAAAACGCCGAAAAAATTTTGATTTTTTACCCGGGGGGTTACCAGCGTTCCTCGTTGAGCTGAGGCTTATTCTCTGCCCTGTGATGTTCGTCGTAATGACACTCATCACAAAGACATTCGAGGTTGTCATAATCAAGCGCGAGCTCTGGGAAGTATCGTAGATACTTCTTGTGGTGCACGACCTTGCCGGGACTGTACTTTCCTTTTGCTCGGCAACGCTCACACTCGTAGTGCTCAGCCTTGCGCTTGCGGTCTCTGAGTTCGCCCCATGCCCTGGTGTTATAGAACGGCGCGGTGTTTCCGCTGCGTATTAATTCTTTAATCCATTCGACTGTAACAACACGGTTTGTCATAAAAAAATAAGGCAGTAAAGATTGTCTCTTTACTACCATTTTAGTGAATAAAGTGTGCAATTTGTTGCACTGTTTTCTACTGTTCCCCCACGCCGAGAAGATAGTCGGCGGACACGTTCAAGCCCTCGGCGAGCTTCTTGACCATAAACGCCGACGGCTGGCAGGTGCCGGAAATGTAGTTGTGTATCATCCTGACCTTAATTCCCGTGAGCCTTGAAACGTCAGACGGATATAAGCGGCGCTGTTGCATAATTGAGTCGAGCCGCTTTGCTAAAGTCAAATCAAGTTTTTTATGTCTGCCCATCAGTCTCACTCCTTAAGGCGTAGCATTACTACCGAGCAATTATAAAAAATCCTCGGCTTTATCTTCTCCCCACCATCGGCGGGCGTTCAGTTGCAAAAATGAAAAGTTGAAAACCGCACCGGTGATCTCGTTCACACTAAAGCTGTCATCCTTGAGCAGATAATAATTCTTCGGTACTTCGATTTCTCCCGTGCGTTCAATTTTCTGATACTCGCGCTTGACGTGCTCCTTAACCTGAACCGTCGGGCGCTGTAGGTTCCTTGATGTTTTAATTCGCTTGTTCGCTCCGATGTCCTTGTGACGAGCCGCGTCCTTTGAGATGTACTTTGACAGGTCCTTAAAAGCGCCGTCGAGGTAGAGCGGCTTGTTATAAATTCCGCTTTTCCACTTCCAGCACTTCTCGGCTATAGCGGAGACATCACGTGGGATGATAATGTGCAAGTGCCAGTTCTCACCCTTCTTGCCGGATTCAACAAATCCTATGTACTTGAACTCTAACCCTGCCTTTGCCGCGTGATACTTAACGCGCTTGAAGAAGTTGCTGACAACGCGCTCAAACTCTTTTTCCGTGAATTTCACATAAGGCGCGGAAAAGCGCACCCACCTGTCACCCTCTGAGAAGTTGCAAAGGATAAGCCGCCTTATGTTCTGCTCTGACCTGATTTTGTTAGCCCTCTGCATTTTGTCAGGCGTTAATGAGCGGTTGATACTGCGGGCAACATTCCTTTTGCCGCGCTGGCGTATTGACTTGTAGAATTTTACCTCAAGCAGCGGACCGCTCTGGATTGTTGCCTTATATACAAACATATATGTAACCTTTCATTATAATAAAGCGTTGGGCTTTCGTCACTTAATTAATTCCTATAGCAGGATATAAAGGAGCTTGTCCGCTCCTTCAAAAAGAATTGTGAATATATAATTTTATTTTCTTAATTAGAATAATATTGCCTTGCCGAACCGCTGAAATTGTTGTTGATAAAATTGAATATGTATGCTGTCATTCGAATTGTTAAATTGTAGTTGCGGTTCGGCAAGGCTAAGAGCTTTTACTTAAACATAGTTTATTCCCCCTTTCGTTCCTCGCCGCTCCGAGGTTATTGCACGGAAATGAACGGAATTATAATTAACAGCCGAGCGGTGCTGTTGTGGGCGGTTAATCGAACATTGAAGGCTTGCTGCCTTTGCAACAAGGCTGTTCCAATGTACACTTTTCGTTATCGAAACAATTAAAACACTTTCTTTGCTCTTTGATTTTTCTTAGTGTAAAAATATTTTTAGGGTTGTGAATAATAGGGCAATCTACCTGCCAACGACAGTTTCCGCAATTATTGTGCTTAACACAATCTTCTTTCGGATTGAACATATATTTCACGCTCCTTTCAGAATGTCACTGCCGCGTTAAGGACTGCCGCTGCAATCCAGTACACGGCTTTTTTATGTTCTTTATTTACGACGCACATTATCGCCGCTCCGAGGTTATTGCACGGAAATGAACGGAATTATAATAAACAGCCGAGCGGTGCTGTTGTGGGTTAGTACAAGCGGTATTTTCCGCTGAAAAGCATACGGTGAAGCCTTCTAAGGCTCAGCGAGTCAGGTCTCGCCGTTTTCGACAGTTGCATACCGACAAGGCTCTGCTTGTGCGACCTGTGACTGCGCTTTTTGTGTTTGTTGTATTGCTGATTGTTTTTCATTCTTTTTCTTCCCCTTTTTTATTTAAGTTTTATTTGCTTATTAATAAGATAATAATAGTAATTATTATGACAATCCCGAAGTAAATCCATATTGGTGAAACAACCCACCACCAAGACCAGTCAATTACGTTGCAGAGTTTCAAAATAACGAAAGCAACTGTCAGCATTAATGCTAAAGCAGTGCCGCATCCTATCCCTTCGTTTGAATTATTCATTTTCCTTACTCTCCTTTCAAATCGTCACTACCGCGTTAAGGACTGCCGCCGCAATCCAATACACGGTTTTTTTATATTCTTTATTTACGGCGCACATTATCGCCGCGCCGATATTCATTACTATCATAGCGATAGGAAAGAAATATGTAGGTTTCATTCTCTATCACACTCCTTCAACGCCTGTTCGGCTTCAAATTTAGCGCCGCAATTAGGACAATATTTATGTGCCAAACTTACCCACGATTCGCAATTGGAGCAAGTCCAGAAAATACTGCGTTCGCTCATTCCTTTCCCAAGCCCTAATTTGTGAAACTCTCTCATTTTATCAATATCAGGCGTATGTTTAATCTTTTTCGCAATATTCAACTCCACAAATCGGGAACGGTCTTTGAAATTTTTACAGCCATGTTCGCTTTGCCATTTCAATGCTTCTGTTTTGCCATACTGCATAAAACAACATTCCGAATGAATACACTCTTTACAAGTTGCCATTACTCGTTCACCTCCGCTTTCATAAATGCAAGCCAATGTGTTTTATTGCCCCGCTTTCTCATACGATTACCGAATAGCGGCTTTTGTGGAAACAAAGGTAGTATTTCCGATAAAGGGAATTGTATCTCGCTCCATTTGAAGATTAAAACACCGTTCGGCTTAAGTACGCGCATACACTCATTGAACCCGGCTGTCAGCATTGCACGCCAATCACCTTTTAACTTTCCATACTTCATAGCCATAATGCTTGTGTCTCCTGCCCACTGTAGGTGTGGCGGGTCAAACACGGCCAGATAGAACGAATTATCATCAAAAGGCAAATCAGTAAAATCACATACAGTGTCCGGGCTTACCTCAATAAAACGTTTCGGGTAGTATTCTGTCAGAGGCACAACGCGATTATCGCAAAACTCAACGTCTGCGTTATTTTTATCGAACCAGAACATTTTACTACCGCAACAAACATCAATAATTCGTTTACTCATTGACGCCCTCCGCTTTGATGACTGTCGGTTCGTTTTCTACAATTCGAATATACATATCAATACCACAACTAAAACAATTGTGGTTTCTTCTACAGCGTTCACCACAATGGTTTTCTTTAAGCAACTTGATGTGTGCGTCCGCGTCAATCAGCCTGCCGTGTTTTTTGGGGAGCTCTAACAAAGGGCAATCAGGATGTTTTGTTTTGTTAAGATAATGTTCATCAACATCAAGGTGCCTACCATCTTTTTGATGTCCTACTCCGCAATAATAGAAGTCGCAGCATAAATGAGGTTCATCACACTCGTTGCAGGATTTTGGGAAGTCTCTCAATTTGACGATATAACTCACTCGCTCACCTCCGCTCCTATGACCGTCGGGGTTTGGTCAAGTAGATTAAAAACATCTTCAATCAAACACCCTCTTCCTTTTTCGCAGCTGAAAGTTTCGCACGTTTCACAAAGGCAGCCGTGAATAGAAGTTTGGAGTTTATCCGCGTCAATCAGCCTGCCGTGCGGTGTGGGAACTTCGGTTAAAGGGTACCGCTGAATGTTATGCCCGTTGTCATATTGACTTGCAAATTCGGTGTCAATAACAAGCTCGACAGTATTGTCGGGATGGGCGAGAACGACACACCTATACGCGGTGTCCTTTTCTCCGTTAACCGCTGAGTGCTTTGGCAAACTCATTCCATTAATAATCAGGCTCATTTAATAACCTCCGTTGAATTCCAAAAACCACTCTTTCAGTGCGACGTGTGCTTTTGCAAAACAAAGTTCCATATCAATATCAGATTCATATAAAATAGTGACATCATCGCCTGAGCGCCTTGCTTTCGGAAAATCTCTTGCTGCATTTTTCTTGAAAACGGTTATAATCCAATCACAAGTTTTTGAATATGAAATTTCCAAGTGCATTGGAAAAAATCTCACTTTATCGTTAAAAAACAATAAAAACTCGTTCATTCCGTCAACTCCTTTTTGCTACCTTCTTCGCCCCAAAAGGCTTTGAAGTATTCTGCAAACGTTTCTGACAACGGTTCTTCGTCAGTATTGTCAATTCTGCTGTCGAAACGTTTTGCATAATACATAACCGTGCTTTCCCACTCTTTCACTATTTCTTTGATTTTTGGAAGATAATATGATTTGAACAACTTATCGGCAACTTCATCCCACTCGGGCGATACTTCCTCGTAATCTTCAAATTCATCTATTTCACAGCTCTCATAATACTTCTTGAAAGTAGTAGGCTGAGCGAGCTCACTCATATTTATGGTAAAAACATCCTCGCGCGAATCATAACTAAAGGTATTGTTAAGCTCCTGCTCGATGCTTTCTAACCGTTCATCAAAGATTTCTTTCCAAGTCTTTTTATCACTCATTACTTACCGTCCTTTCTCAAAGCAAAAACTGCCAAACAAATACAGCGACAAACGCGACACCAAAGGCAAAACCTAAAATAAACGGCATAATCATTCCTCCGTCTCCCCGCTGTTTTCAAGCGCGAGCTTGGAATAATGGTACAGCTGAAAAAGTTTATCGACAAATGGCTGGTTGATTATGTTAACCGGTGTGATGATTGCATATAAAAGCAACCCGACTTTAACGGCAAAGTATTCCCTGCCGTCAGGCGTTTGCCTGAGAAAATAGTGAATGTCTCTGCTGTCGGTATCAGAGAGCGGCGCAAGGTACACGCTTTTGATAAACTTTATTCCGCGCTCGGTCATTACCGGAATGCACACGCCTACGCCCTCAAGCTGGATGTTGATGTCGTGCAACATTGCCGCTGATTCATCGGGTGTTGAATCAGCAAAGGAAAACTCATAAGGCAACGGCTCATTAATTTTGAAATGTATTTTTTCTCTCTGGCTGTCGTTAATGTCGTATAGCTGACAAATATAATCTTCGTCAAGCTCCGGCAGTGCTGTTAAAGGATATACCGCGTTGCCGTCGCTGAGATACTGAGTTGTGCCATCGGTGAAAAGGCTGATAACTTTTGACTTTTTACAAATATCAAAAGCCTTCTTTATCTTCATATATAAACCCCCTCGGATTTCAATTTATCATACAGCACCGGCATAAGCAGGATAACCACTGTGCACTCCTGCGTCTCTGTAGTTGCATCGGCGATTTTTAAAAGCATAAAGTAAAAAACATCCCAAGCGGTTTTGGCTTTAAGCTGCTTTTCTTTGTCGCGGTTCGCCTGATAAAGCGGTTGCTCCTTTGCAAATTTACTGATTTCCTTAATAATCGCAAGCGCCCGTTCGGAAAACTTTTGATTATCAAGGTCGGTGTTTTCATCTCCTAAAAGCTCCGTCATAAGAGAATTGAGCTCGGTTATCTTTTTCATTACGCCTCTCCTTTGTACTTGGTGAAAATAGGATGTGTACCATCGCGGAGTTGTTTCTCTTCATCGGACATTACATAACCGAGGCGGTTGAGCAGGAAGTAAAGCGAGTTGAGGTTTTCGCTGACGTTCCGAGGGTTATTGAGGTCGTTAGAAACATATTGATAGAATCTGTTTTGATTATCCAGTGCCTTACCGATAAGTTCTAACATGATTTTTACGCCGTTATCGGTTTCAAAAACGTCGTCAAAATTCGATTTGCTGCCGTATAAGCAATCCAGTATTCCATAACAATAGGCTCCGTCTATACGGGTACGAAGAAACTCTTTGACAAGAATAAGATACTGTTCTTTGTCTAATTTTGGAGGATCCTTGATGAATGCTTGGCGCAAGTTGCGTGTCGTTTCGTTGAGTATTTTTCCTTCCTGGTTGAAGCGCTCTCGAGCTTCACGGCGCTCTTCTTCATGTTGATCGTGCTCTATTTCAGCTTCTGTTCTTTTTCGGTAAAGCGTAACACCGCCGTAGTTGCTCACTTCATAACAGTACTCTCTATTTAAGTCAATGCGAGTTTTAGCTTCTCTTTCGTTAAATACTGTTGCTACATAAGCCCAGATGGATGCCCTTTTCTTATTTGTTGGTCTGGCATTGGGGAGTGATTTAAGGTAATCAAGTAGCGCTTGGCGTTTTTCTTTATCCTTTTGATTACGCTTTGCTTTTTCAAACTCATTATTGAAGTTGTTTGTGCCAAGTACGTCAAGTAGTTTGTTTCTGGCGTCGATGTCCTCGATTTCGTTCAATTTTTCGTAATCACTCAATGAAACCTGCCGCTGTTGACTTTGAGCAAATGCCTCTTTGTCGAGTTCGAGAAGTTTTGTTCTTCTTCTGATTGTAGATTGTGATAATCCTGTCTTTTTGGAAATATCAGCTATTGAAAAGCTATAGTCAAGAAGCAACTGTATTCCTTCTGCCTGTTCATAAACAGTCAGATCCGAACGCTGCATGTTCTCGGTTAGCATAGTGGCAAGTTCTTCTTCATCCGTCATTTCGGTAACGACACACGGAACAGTGGTTAAGCCGGCGAGTTTTGCAGCAGCAAGTCTTCTATGACCAATGATAACCGTATAAGTATCATCAAGTTTATTCCTAACAACAGTTAGGTTTTGCAGAATACCATTTGTCTGAATACTCTCTGCAAGTTCGGTCAAGTCACCGAGATTTTTACGCGGATTATCCGGATGTGCAAATATGCTTGATAAAGGTATTTCTACGATATTTGTATTTTTCATAGTATTTGAACACTTTCCTTTTATAATTTTTTCGACCTCCGGGAGCGCCAACTCCCGGAGGTTATTTTTTTCGTACTTTTTTACCTGCGTACATTATTTCCATGCTGTCCGCTACGTCTCCGTATTTATCCTTCTTTAAGGGTATGCCGCGCCGGGCTTTATCCCTGAAGGTCTCGGGGTCAAGCTGCTTAAATAAATCGGCAATATTGTCCTCGACCGTAGCGGAGTAGAAGCGTTCAAGCAGTTTTGCATATGGCACATCATTGCCGAGCAGCCCAAAATATTCGTCAATGTGCTTTTCCGCTGCCTGCATGGAATGAGCCTTGAACATCTTGTCGTCGCATTTCCGCTGAAAGAGTTTGAGATAAATATCCTCTTTAGTTAGGAGGTCAATAATAGTCATTGATAGAACGAGGATTTTTTCAATGTCGATTTCATCGGCGGTCAGAGCTTTGGTTAGCTCGGTTCGCTTTGAGCTGTAATCGCGCGTCCGTTGCACCCAGTCGCTGTACATCTTCTCAAAGAATACCGTCCGCGTTCTGAACTTTTCATAGTGACTAAGAATGTGATATTTTAAAGTCGCACACTCTACCCTGCTGACCGTGCCGATCTTAGCTAAACTGTATGTAGACGCCAACGTTAAAACCGCCCACATATCAAAGATGTTTAGTCCGTGAATTTTAAGCGGTTCGACCTCGCCGTTTATAAAATCACGCGCAAGCTGGTCTAAATTTTCAATAATCTCCGCTCTCATACTCCGCGCGATCCTCCGAGCTTAAGGACGCGGCGTCGAGAGCTTCGAGACTCCCCACCGTGCCGCTGATTATAACGGCGTCGGCGACTTCGGCGGCTTTGTCCGGTAGCGCGGCGAAAAAAGCGAAAGCAGTTAATCAGCCCTGCTCTGAACTTCATTCCCACGGTCGGCTCGACATCGTTCAACCTTAACCAGCCGGCGGCTCTGTTCGCGCGCGTCTCTCCGATGTTGCCGGTTGCTTCAATCGCCTCGCCGTTTTTATCAAAGTAAACGGTAACCTTTGACCTGACTTTGAAAATTCTTGTAAAAATATTCATTTTAATACCTCCAAAATTTTTGTAAATCATTGTCGGAGAGTTCCCGGCAATGCTTTGTTGTGAAATGTTTACAGCCCCTGACAGGGCAGTTTCTGCTTTTTCCGGTGTCGAGCATATAAAAGCAACCGCCGTGATTATCCTTGCCGTGGTACAGCTTGCGGTGTCCGCAGCGCTTGCCATTTCTTATACACTTCATGACGGATGCAACATCTGAATTAAAAGGCTGATGTCGACACCGGTTGCGTACATTTTCAAACGTTCGGCAGGTATGTTGTACACCCAACCGCCTTTATCGCCCTGCGCCGCTGAACCGAAAGGCAAACGGCCTTGACGCAAGCCGTTATATATAAACGTAGGCGCAACGCCGAGAAATTTGGCGGCGACGGTCGGCGGAACGTCGACATACTCCTCGCCTGTTTTGGGATTGATTAATAAATTCATATCTACCATGTTTTCACCTGCTTGGATAAAGGGCGGCCGTGCCCACCGCCCTGTGATGGATTACTACAAAATAATTCGGGGGTTATATGAAAAAGAGAATTGCCAAGTTTATAGTCAACCTTGCACGTTAGGTTATGAGACTTATTCAATTAATTCGATAAATTCAGCTTCTAAGCGTTCATTAATATCTTGAACCGATTCGTAGGGTAAAGTGACAAATGGATGCTTTAATCCGTCATCACTTAGCAAAGTACCGTCTTTTACTGTATATACCTTGCCTTTTGTAAAAACGCCTTCCTTTCCTGAAACGCAAACGATCTTGCCGCTGTAAGGCTTTGGCATTTCAGATTCAGGCTCCTTTTGAGTAGAGAGATACAACTCTCCGATAAATTTCCTGTATTCTTCTGATGTATCAAAAGTTATATATTCTTCAATCGGCACTCTAAAGACAAAAAAATTAAAATCCGTCTCTGTTATTAGCTGTTTCATTGAAAAATCGAAACGGTTAGATTCACAGTACCGCTTTAATGATATAAAAGCGCTATTAAGTCCCTCTCCGGATAATTTGGATAATTTGCTCGGAAACTTATGTATTATCGTTATATAATCCGTCCAGTCGATTGATATGATGCAGTTATCGCTGCTCTTTGGCGCACAACCCGGCGGAACAAAACCCAGATTCGGGTTTTCTCTTTCGTAACTCATTTTTTCTCCTGTCTCCGCCCGGTGCTTGGGCGGGGTTGTTTTTATGCTGATTGTCTTAAACTGCGAGGATCTATATCAAGAAAATCGCATAACTTAAGAAGTTCCTCGCCTGTTATTTTTCTTGTGCAGTTTAGAATCCGTGAAAGCGCATCGGCGGTCATTCCGATTTTTTCACAAATATATGCTTGTTTAATCCCTCTGCTTTCAATAATTTCTTTGAGACGTAGATTTAAGAACATGAAAATCACCTCGCTTTCTATGTTTTGTAGATTTCAACATTATAATAATCTATATTTCTTAGATTGTCAAGACTATTTTTCAAAATTTTTCTACTTTTTTTAGATTTTTGTATTGACAATCTCTATTTAGATAAATATAATAGATTTATAGAGTTTTTATAGATACGGAGATTAAAATAATGTCAAGAGAATATATAGCTAAAAAACTTAAAGAATTAAGACAAAAAAGCGGATTAACCGCTGATGAAGTCGGTGCAAAAATCGGAAAAAGCGGCAAAACCGTTAACGCATGGGAAAACAACCGCGGACAACCCGATGCCGAAATACTAATTTCTCTATGCGATATTTACGAAGTAGATGATATTTTAAAAGAATTTCGTGTGGACAAACCGTCTACTCAAACTTTTTCTTTATCTGAGCACGAAAAAGAGGTAATTATTGCCTATCGCAAACAACCAAGTTTGCAAATCGGTGTTGACCGTATGCTTGGCGTAGAACCAATTTCAGAGCAAAAAGAAAAACGCGCCTAACTTTAGACGCGTTAATAATGTAATTTATTTTAATTTCAATAAATAAGGTGACATTTATGGAATTCTACATTAATATAATTATGAACTTGATTTATCCTCAATATCTGAAAAATGCTACGCTTGATATTCGTGAAACCAAAACACAAATAAAAAGTTTGGTTATAAATTCCCCTGCTACTCCATACAGGGCTAGAATAAGCAATGTGGTATTTGCAAAAATCAAAGCAGACGGAAAAGATCCGTTTATCAGTTTTCGCTCTTCTTATTTTCTTGATTTTAATACATTGCATATGCACCCGTATCAAATCAATTCTGATTCGGATTTTTGCCGTGTTTCACTTATCAATTTTACTCTTGCTTATCAGAAAAATCCATATGAGTTATCTATATTGCTAAATCAAATTTTTATTGATACTCTAAGCTTTTCTTCATTTGGTTGCTGCTCCAGATACAACGAATGTAGTGATGCTTTGAATTGCTTACACCCTGACCAGCTGTATGCAACAGGCTGTTACTATCGTAAGAATTTGGAACAAGGGCTAGTTTTTTATGGAAAAAACAAAAAAACAGAAGAAGCAGATGATAATATGTATGTTCCAGCTATGATTGATAAATCCATTAATAATAAAAAAGGAAAAAGCATTATTGATTTTCCAAATGATTACATTGTAATGGATTTTGAAACAACGGGTTTAGATAGAACATTTGATGAAATAATTGAAATAGGAGCAATAAAAGTAATCAATGGCGAAGTATCAGATGTTTTTTCTACTTTAATTAATCCTGATGAAGAAATTGACGAATTTATAACCGACTTAACTGGTATTACAAATGATATGGTTGCCGACGCACCTAAAATACAAAAAGTAATGCCTAACTTATTAAAATTTCTTTCTGATTATACGATAGTAGGTCACAATATCGGATTTGACATTAATTTTTTATGCGCAAATACAACACAAGATATAAACAATAATTTTATTAACACATTAAGATTATGTAATAAACTATATAAAGATTTACAACACCATCGATTACGTGATATGGTACAATATCTTAACATTAAAACAAAAGGTTCTCATCGCGCTATCGCTGATTGCGAAGCAACATTAGTATTGTTTAATGAATGTAAAAAAGAAGCGATAAGACAATACGATACAATAGATAACTTTATTAAATCGTATGGTAAAAAAACAAAGAATTATAAACGAATTGATTATATCAATAAACTGAACTTTGATAATATTAATATTGACGAATCCAATTTGATATATGATAAAGAGTGTGTATTTACCGGAAAACTCGAGCGAATTAGACGTGAAGATGCTATGCAACTTGTTGTGAATATTGGTGGTCGCGTTAGCAACAATGTAACTAAACGAACCAATTATTTAATCTTAGGTAATAATGATTACTGCAAAACAATAAAAGGTGGAAAAAGCAACAAACAAAAGAAAGCAGAGCAGCTTAAACTTAAAGGACAGGATATAGAGATACTTTCTGAACAAACTTTTTATGAATTATTAAGTATATAAAAGAGGGCTTTTTATGAAAAAGATAATTTCTTTTATTTTAATTTTTGCTACCATTGCTTTGGCTACTTCTGGATGTAACATTTTTAATTCTGGAAAAGATAATTATAAAGCGCAAAAAGAATCAAACACACCATACGAGATAGTTAAGTCAGAAAACTATAATCATTACAACGAAAAGGGACGCAACTACTATGTCTATATCAAAGACGAAACTACCAAACGCGAAGAAATAGAAAAAATGTATGATGAAATCACGAGCAAAGATAATTGTGACATTCATACAGTTTGGTTTTATTTTGACAGAGAAGATGCGACAAAAGATGCCGATGGTCAGTTAGCTAAGGTGATTATGAAACAATATAGTAGCGGAATTGATCCAGCTTATATGTGGCGAGATTAAAAAAACGCCCTGCTCGACTGGTACTCGAACAGAGCGTAAGCCATACACACGGGCGTATATGGTGCATTCAAATGCATAATTATTGTACCATATCTCCCCTGTGTTTTCAAGATTATTTCGAGAAAAAGCAGGGGATTTTTGCGCCCTTTTTCTGAAAGGAGCGACAAATGAAGAAGTGCATTAACCGCCGATGCAACGCTGCGCTTGAGGACAACTATCTTTTTTGTCCTTTTTGCGGAAAATCTCAGGCGGAAAAGCCTAAAAAGCGCAAGCGTGCCAACGGCGACGGCTGTATTTGGTTTCGTAAGGATTCAAAGTCCCGCCCCTGGGCGGTGTATTCTACAGCGCTGGGCTACCGCGAGAACCTCGGCAGTTACAAAACAAAAGCAGAGGCTGAAAACGCCTTGATGGCGTATCAGCTTGCGCCGACTCAGTTTTACAACATTAATCTCAAAGATTTACACGACAAATGGCTCAGCTCAAAAGCATATGAAAGGTTGAGCGATTCCTCTAAATCGGGATATAAAGCGGCGTGGAATAAGCTTAAGCCGCTGTATGGAGTTAAATTTAAGGATCTCCGCTCTCAGGATTTTCAGTCGATAGTTGATTACTACGAGGAAGAACACCACGAACGCGGCGCAAACGGCGAACTGAAATACATTGATGACAAAGGCAAGGTTACAATGAAGGTTACCGACAAGCCGAAAATGTGTAAAGGCTTAAAATATTCCGCTTTGAACAACATCAAGTGCCTTGCGAGCCATCTTTACACCTTTGCGATGCGCGACGACGTTGTTAATAAGAACTACGCTGAGTTTATCGAGTTGCCCGATAAGAACGTGACAAACGCAACTGCCTTTACTGACACCCAGCTTGAGCTTATACGCCAGAACATTAATAAAATCCCCTATTGCGACTATGTGTATGCTCTGTGTTACCTCAATTTCCGCGTAACCGAATTTTTAACACTTACGCGAGATAGTTTCAAAAAAGAAAAGCTCGACACCGGGGAGACGGTTTATTACTTTGTCGGCGGTCTCAAAACCGAAGCCGGCAAGGATAGAATTGTTCCTATTCACCCTAATGTGCTCTCAATCGTTAAGAAGTGTATAGCAAAAAAAGGACAAACAGTGTTTTGCCGCGCGGACGGTTCGGCAATGAATAAAGACTATTTTCGCGAATCCTGCTTTTATCCGGTGATGGACGCCCTGGGCTTTGAGCGAACCTATCAGCCCCGGAGCTGCCGCCGCACGTTCTCAACGCGAATGTCCGCCGCCGGCGCAAAGGGAGAAAATATCGCAAAGCTTATGGGCCACACGTCCTATGACATTGATGTTAAATACTACATCAAGCAGGAATTAAAAACGCTATATGATGATGTCACCAAAATGGCATAATAAAAGCACAGTCAAAACGGCTGTGCTTTTTTCTAAAATAGAATATAATCAATGCGGTTTTCGTGACAATATCGTGACATTAGACATCACGAGAGTTCAGGAGAAATAAGGAATACAACATTTGCATAATAATTAAAGAACAAGAAAAAGCCCAGTAAGCAAGCCGTTTTTAGCTTAATTACTGGGTTTCTTCATTGGCTCCCCCAACTGGGCTCGAACCAGTGACATCATGATTAACAGTCATGCGCTCTACCGACTGAGCTATGGAGGATCATATAAGTTTTCTCAGATTTCTCTGAGGATTTCCTCTAAAATCCAGTCTAATGTCAGGTACTTAAATGTACGTAGCCACTACCGACTGAGCTATGGAGGAATATCGGTAATTCGTTCGGATTTCTCCGAAATAACCTCTAAGATTCAGTCTAATGTCAGGTACTTAAATGTACGCAGCCACTACCGACTGAGCTATGGAGGATCATATAAGTTTTCTCAGATTTCTCTGAGGATTTCCTCTAAAATCCAGTCTAATGTCAGGTACTTAAATGTACGTAGCCACTACCGACTGAGCTATGGAGGATCATATAAGATTTCTCAGATTTCTCTGAGGATTTCCTCTAAAATCCAGTCTAATGTCAGGTACTTAAATGTACGTAGCCACTACCGACTGAGCTATGGAGGAATGTGCAAAATTCCAACATTTCTGAAAGAATTTTTATGCAGTTTTAATATTTTCCATACCCGATAGTGTGAGGTTTGAATGTACGTCTGCACTACCGACTGAGCT